TGCGCTGCTAAATTTGAAGCCCCTGCTTGTGCAAGCCCAACCTCATTAAGCTTTGCATAGATAGCCTCTAGCTGTTGTTCTGGAGTTTGTCCCTCAACAGTTTTAGCCCACTGCATAAACCCAAACGGACCAGAGGCAGCCGCTTGCGCTGCATCGGCGGCTGCTTGCTGCTGAAGCGTTGCTGCGTCTGATTCTATTTGCGCTACTCTTATTGCTTCTGTGGCGGCGGCTGCGTCGATAGCCCCTTTCTGCTCCGCATGAATTAACGACGTAAGAAGGGCGAGTTGGTCTTCCGTGTACCCGCCTTCAGGCATTGGTCCTAAAAAGCCGTAAGGTCCAGAAGCAGCAGCCTGAGTTGCAGCAACATCTTTAGAGGTTTGAGCTTGGACATCCGCAACGTACTTGTCTGTAATCTTTTGCTGCGAAGCAATAAAGCGAGTAGCTAGCTCTTGCGAGCGAGCAATATCCATGTCAGCTTTAGCGCGAATATCGGCAATAGCAATGTCAGAAGCACCACGCTCTGTTGCTATCTGAATTTCGGCTTGTTTGTTAAATTCAGCTATGGCAACAGCGTTCTCGCTTGCCAGTCTTTGAATTTCTAAGCTTGTTGTACTCTGAATCCCTGTTTGAGACAGCGCAACCAGAGCTGAGATTAATGGGTTTTCAAGAGGTACACCGTTTTTGCTATAAACCCGCTTTATATCTGATGGTATTCCGGCGAGAAACTGCTCAATGTTAATACTGGGCTGGCTTAACATCCCCGCTGCTTTGCTTGAAGTTGCGACAGCAGGGGGAGATATTTCTTTTACCACCCCTATCTTTGAACCTACTTCAGCCTCACCTTTAGCGGCTGACCTAGCTTCGGTACGGTTGTTGGCTTGGACGGTAATTACACTTTTCAGACCGTCTAATGTGGTTACGTGGACTTTGTACACCCCCGGTTTTGTGGATGAGCTAACCGCGTCTGTGACTATCTTTTTTACATCTTCGCTTTCGTAGAACTCTTCCATATCTGCTTTGTACCTTGCGTGGTCCCCTTCGGTGAATTTGTAGTCTTCTTCAAACCCAGCTACGCTCGTTACATCAAACCCAGCTACGCTCGTTACATCGGCGGCTTCTTGCTGCTGATTCAAACGGTCTATCTCTGCCTGTTTAACCCTGTCCTCTAATGCAGCGTCCAGCGGGTTTTTGCTGTCAAACTCTGGCACAGTTTGTTGATTGGTAGCACTACTTGAATTGTTACCGACTTCATCCCAAGGAGTCCATTTGTGCGAATAACCAAATGTCTCTTCCCATTTCTTAGCTGCCGCGTTTCCTAAGTTAGAAAAGGCGTCGCCGAAAGTCCCGACCCATTTTTGTTGCAGAGTGGACGCTTGCAGTGCGGGGTATTGCCCTGCGGGTGCTTCTGTCATTGAAAAACTGGCAGCCGCTTCGGTGCCGAAGAAATCTCCCAACTGGGAACGTACCTCAGCCTTGGATGCCGAAGCAGGGAACTCTACATATGTCCACTGCATATCTTGTATGCCCGGAAGTTTGGTAGATTGAGCAGGGGGGATTAGGACATAGCGCGCCATTTAAACACCTCCGAACGGTGAACGGGCTACAAAGGTAGGGATGGCTCGTTTTTTTCTGCGTCTTGATTCTGGCACGTCAGGGATGTTTGTGTCTCCGAGTGCCGCTTCAACTGCTTTGAGTCGAGTCGTGGTAGTTGTAAAAAACCGGGTGAAGGCTTCTTGAATAATTTTTTGCTCTCGGCTCTTGGCTGCCATTTCATCTTTTACCCCGCAGGTATTCCGCCCGGTGCTAGGTCTCTGCCGGGGACTCTAACATTACCACCCCTAGGAGCGGAAAGTTGCCTTGCGACCAAGTTTGCTTCTCCTGCCGACCCCGGCATTACAGGTCTGGTAGTTGCCGGGATTCCCCCGCCGGGGCTGCCCGGTCTAGTTCCAGCTTGATTGCCCGCTCCGAAGTTACCGGGGTTAGCCAGTTGCAGCGCGCCTTGCGTATTCATAATGTTTGCGGCTGCATCTTGGGCTATATCTGCGCCAGATGCTTGCGCTGCTGCTTGTAACTGCTGTTGCAAGAGAGGGATAGACTGCGCTGCTGCTTGGGCAAAGGCTGCTTGAACTATCTCGCTTTTGAAGAACTCTTCTGCCGCTATAGCTGATGAAACCTCAAGAGGGTTGGATATACCTGCGTTTCGCAGGGCGGTCTGGTGGTCAACGAAACCTGTGCGCCACATGTTTGACCAGAGGTTTGTCTTTCGTTCCTGTTCTTCAGGTGCGACTGTATTCAGTCTGACAATGTTTACATAATGACCCCGGATGTTCCGTGGTCGGATAGTAGCGTCAAGGTTCCCTGCTTCAGTCTTGCCCCACACACTTACCTTGTCTCGTATAACGCTTTCTACGATACGCAGGAAGAGTTCGTTGCCCTTCTGGATGCCTCGTTCTGTAGCTTCCTGAATACTTCCGAAGCCAAGAGCAGCGATACCTGCAAGGACTGCTGCATGATAACCGGAAGCCGCTCCTGCGGGGCGTTGCCCACGGGCAATCTTGCTGATTGTAACTTCCTCAATAGCACCGTCGAGAATTTCTTTGCCGACAAGAATGGACTGAGGTGCTTCCGCAATATCCGAGCGTGATACCTCTATTCCCGGCGGAATGTGGTTGATAGCCCCCGGCTCATCGGAGTAGTTATCTATGACATTTTGTGCAAGACCTGCCGGACCCCGAACTTCGCGAGATGCCCATGCCGTTTTCTTGGTTATATCCAAGAACTGAGATGCAAGCTGGGACTGCGCTGCCAGCATTGCGTAGTTACCGTGACCGATGCCTTGGTATAGATGGTCGGGCTTGTTGCCTTTAGTGGCTAGTCCTGTTTGTGGGTTGTGTTGCACATAGGGAATCATGCCGTAGCTGTGCTTGCGTGGCGGCATTGCCCATACTTCGTCAGCTACATAGGCAACTTCGTCTTTTGTCCAGACTTCATAGAAGGGGACTTCTCCTGAAATCTTACCTCTGCGAGACTTCCACTCAGGGAAGTGACCCAGCACCCATTCAGCGCGCACGTTCCGTCGGCGGATTACCCACTTAGGATTGTTGTGGTCTGCTAAATCCCAGATAAGTTCTTGAGGGTTGATAGGGGACTGGACGAATGGGAAGCAGAAGTCCCTGCTTGACAGGACATCTTCGATAATCTGCCTGTAAGTTTCTTCGTTGTCGCCGTCTTCAGGCGGCTCAGGAAAGTCTGACCACTCTGTTCCGGCAAACTCTACCTTTCGCCAAGCGACTCCGTACATAAACATGTGCTTGACTATTTCGCGCCGTACAGGGTGCAGCATTTCTGCCATGTGGTTTGCACCGACAAGGAATTTTTCTGTCTGCTCTGCATCTGCGGCAGCCCTTGCGCTTCTGGGCGGGACGGACACATCCATGAACGACGGTGCAATGTGGTCAACGCCTGTCTTTACAACAGAACGGAATGTCCCCAGTCGCAACATGGTCCCGCCTTCGGGGACATCGAAATCAAATTCACCGTTATAAAACGTGTCGGCTTCTTTGCACTGTACATAGAATTTACTGAATCGCTTAATACCCTCAGCAACCTCATCTCGAATCCAAGATAACGATTCGATTTTTTGCTTGCCGTGCTTTTCCGTGTATATGGCAATAGTTGCATCGCTTGTTGGTGCGCTGTATTGCCCTGTGTACATTGACTCAACCAAGGGAAACCTCTTCGCCGTTTAATATAAAGTCAGCAAGCCCGCCTTTGCCATAGCGTTCTTCTCGTATTCGATATTGCAACGGAGTTCGACGCTTTCTACCCGAAGTGGTATTTGAGTTTTCCCTAGAGGTAATCATTCTTTTTCTAGTTGGCAACGTATGTGATTGCCCTTCTTGTAAAGGCGGGTCGCAACCACGTAAAGCAAGGCACTCTGCATCCACCCAGTCGTCATGTCCACCACTAAGTGTCCTAAAAATATACCCCATTCCGCTTTGTTTTGCAGTAATGGAATCTAGTTGGTCTGCTAATTTTAACCATTCAGCAGGAAAAGTGACGTTCTGGTTTTGCAACGCTGTGGCATATGTAAGAAACAGTTGGTATTTGTCTACACTTGTGAACTTAAACGGGATTACAGGTAGCCCCCGCATAGCAAGCTCCTCGTATAAAACGTCACCACCCATGCCAGTTGAGTCCATAGTGACGGTGCTTACCTTCCAGCGTTTACATTCGGCTTCAATCGCTGCAATCTGAATCTGCCAGTCAGTACGAAGGTACTCTAGCGCAAACACGCTGTGGCGGGTTCGCTTGTTTTTAATAATTAGAACAGTTGGGTCTACCTGCTTCCCTAAGTCCAGACCCGCAACGTACTCGTCGCCGTCTTTGGGAGAGAGCAGCTCAACTCCGTCCATAGCCCTGTCTATCTTCTGGAAGAAGCCGCCTCCGCCTTCGGGCTGCTCCGCCATGTACATGCGCTGCCAT